GGGTTTAATGTTAGAAACAATTCTATACCTTATCTTTGCGTGGTTCGCCACAATGACAGGTGTGCTTATAGGGGGGGTTCTGGTCTTCCGAACAAAAAAGGAAGCCTATGAACCCTTCCTTGTAGGTAAAAAGGCGGAACAAACTAAGGCTATGAATATTGATGACGATTTTGATATTGAAGACGAACCTGAACTACCTAACATTATAGACAAGATGAACGATAAGTTGAAAGCTCAGATGGGGGGCTAATGTCAGACATCAAATGTCAAAACTGCCAGGAAATTACGCTACAAACCACAAAAGACTTTGACCCAAAACGGCCAGTTCACGGCGGCATGATTGAATTAAAACCCGACTTTAAAGAGCGGGGGTGGTCTTTCTGTGATGCTGAGACACCAACAGAGGCCCTCGCATACGAGAACATAACCTGTCCTTTTTGTGGTTCATGGCTGACCGATTCTGAGGGGTTTTTAATGGGGGTGATAGAGAGCTTCCAATGTTCATGCGGCAGGTCGTTTACACATAAAATAGCACTGGTTGGACATCAAAGAGGATGCAACAATGGTAGCCAAAAATAAAGAATTTTCCCTTGTCAACATCCCGCCTAAAGGCCACAAAGATGTTGGGAAATGGGCGTGGAACCTTTTTGAGATTGCTAAATCCGCAAAAGAAGACTTGATGCTCCCTGATAGGTGGCGAGAGAACTATAAACTATATCGGGGCGATCATTGGCAAAACAAAGGGAAAAAGGACAAGAAAAAGGTTACTGTTAATTTATATTTCGCAAACATTGAACGCACCAAGGCAAACCTGACAGCGCAAGAACCTATTGCCGAAGTGGTTGACTCTTTGGGCGACAATGACGGAGCGGCAGCCGCCTTCACATCAAAGACCAAAAAGTGGTGGAGCGACACAAGGCAGCAAAGAAAACTGAACACTTCAATTCTGAAGATGGAAAAGTATGGTATCACGGTTGAAAAAGGGGCCTTCAATACAACACAACAGAAACCAGACATTACTGTTTGTGACCCGTATTCTTTTTTCCCGGCTCCAGGTAATTACGAGGACATCGGCCTTGAGTGTCCATATATCTGCAATGCTTACCCCGAGTCCGTTGACGCAGCGGAAGCCTTATTTAACGTTTCCGGGTTAGAGGCTGATGATACATATAGCTTATTGCAAGACACTAGGAGTGAGGTAAGGCCAGTTCCAAGCGGACTAGGCGATAGCGCTAAATACTCCGGCACATATAATGACATCGAGCAGAAAGGGGAAGAGGCCGCCGGCACAATCTTGGGGATGGTGTTAATCGTTGAGGTGTGGGTAAGGGATAATTCTACCGAAACGATAGAAACCCCTATTGTTGACGAAGGTGGCGAACCTATTGTTGACGAAAACGGCGATCAGCTTATAAAATCTATAACGCAGCCGAAATATCCTGGTGGGATCAGGGTTATTACGCTAACGGGGTCTGGGAGAACAAAGAGCGGGGAAAAGCTAGACCCGATTGTTTTAGAGGACATAAAAAACCCAAACATAAATCACGAACTTTCTATTGATTTGATAAGAAATACATATTTTTATAACAGGCTCCCTTTTTGGAAAGCGAACAGTTATGAGGACTCGACTACTTTGTGGGGGTTTTCAGCTTCCGAACAAGTGGGGCCGTTACTGTATAAGATTGATACGCTTTTTAGCCGTTTAATTGCCTACGCAGAAAGGGCTATGTACCCAACGCTGATTATTCCGAAGGACTCAGGGGTAACAGCAGAGATGGTGAACAATGAACCGTCCCTTGTTTTATGGCCCACTTCAACAATGCACTCACAGGGGATACGATACCTTCCGGTCCCGAATCTCCCGGCTACGTTTTTTAATATCCTGGACTTAATTGTCAGGTTCTTTGATCGAACGTATCAAATAGAGGATGCAGACAGAGGGGTCGCCCCAAAAGGTGTAGTGGCCGCCTCTGCTATTGTCGCCTTACAAGAACGCAATGCGACACTTCTACAGCACAAAAAGGAAGCGGTTGACTATCTTGTTGAAGAAAGAGGGAAGTGTTACCTTGCATTATCTCAAAACTTCGACTTTAACACAGAGCCGGTGGACGTTAACGGCGAAGCTGTAATGATGCGACCGAGTGATTACGTTGGAAGGGATTTCGGATATATTGTTGAGTCTGGCAGCACTCTTCCAAAAACAAGCCTTCAAGTGGCCGCACAGTCGGAGAAATACTTTTCAATGGGGGCTATTGACCGTCAAGCGTTATTGGAAAACACAGGGTACCCTGGATGGAAACAAGTTATCGAACGGGTTGGAGAGGGGCAATTAGGCCAAGCTCTTCAAATACTGGTACAAGCCGGACTGCCGGAAGAAGCGGCAATGGAGCTTCAGCAAATGTTAATGGAGGCACAAGGAGGGCCGGGGACTGGAAAGAATAAGGATGGGACAAAAGCCGTTGCTGCGGGAACACCAAGAAGCGGCCAAGGTGAAATGCCACCGGATCATGTTGAAAGAGAGGAGTGAGGAGGCTTAAAAATGCTTTACGATTATGAATGCATAGACCCAAGATGTTCACATAGGCAGGAAAAAACATATTCTTATAAATCCTTCCCAAACGAAATAACCTGTGAAATGTGTGGGAGTGTCGCACGAAAGGTTATTGTGAGTGGGCACGGCGGTATTCAAATCGATAACCCTGTATGGATAGACGATAGCGTTAGGCAAGCATTACAAGATTCTGAACGGCTTGAGCTCGGAATAGAAAAACCTATTGAAACACGGACGGAGCTTAACGCCCACCTTAATAAACACGGGTTGGCCCATAGCGGTTGACCTTAACCCTTATCAAAAGGATACTCATGTTGCGAATCCTTAGTTGGATACTCGCAGAATGACCCTGGGAGGAAAAATCATGGCAGAAAAAGACACAGCAATACCCGTAGGGGCTACGCCGCCTCAAGAAAAAGAGGACACAACGGACAGCGCTAAGGGGGCGGAAGACTCACACGCTCAGATTGACGCACTTTCGGCTAAAATCGAAAATCTGCAAAAAGTGTTTGATCGTCAAGGCAATGAAATCGGCACAGTGAGAAAGGAAAACCAAAGCCTTGCAGCGCAGAACGCAGAGCTTAAACAAACCCTTGATGAAATGGCAGCCAAGACAGCATCAAGTGAAGACCTTATGGTTGCCGATATTTACCAGCAGATAGAAGATGGCGAGGTTGGGCTTGCGGATGGACTGCGACAACTTAACGAAAGAACCAGAGTTGTGGCAAAACAGGAGGCCCTTGACCTTGCCAAAAGTGCAATGACTGAGGAGTTGAGCAATCGAGACAGAATCGCAGTGGAGAAGCAATTCGTGAAGGAGAACCCTGACTATATGGAGTTACTTGAAAGCGGGGAGATCGAAAAAGTAAGGGCAAAAAATCCCCTTCACGATAATTTCAGTGCGTTTTTTGAAATAAGAGCCGAACAGGCTTACGAAAAAGGCAAGGCGGACATAGAAAAAGTAGCGAAAGGGGCCGCCTTGTCGGAAAAAATACTTACAAAGCCGGGTGCAGCGATCCGGCAAGTTAATCAACCAAAAAGACCTTTAACAAGCAACGAGTTAAGGCAAAGCGGACTCGAAGTCCTAAGAGGGTTAAGATCATCTGAATAGGGTGGAGCGTCTGCTATAAGGAGCAAAACAAATGGCGCTTACAGACACAGAGGTACAGGCTTTAAGTGATGACTATTGCGAGAAGTCGAGTACCGATATATTTTTTCAGGATAATGTTCTCTTGCATAAGTTAATGGGCAATGGGAATATGGAGAATAACCTTTTCGGACCCGGCGATCTAGTGGATGGCGGAGAGAAAATCAGGGTGATCCTTGAGTATGCTCAAAGTAACAACGGCTCATACGGGAACACAACTAAAATTCCCCAAAGCAAGGTTGTGATCTTTAACAACGCAAGGTTTCGGTGGGGTGGATATTACGCCTCGAACAGCATCGACCTTAATGATAGGGTTCAGGTTGCAGGGGATACCGCAAAAATTGATCTTGTACAAGGGAAGGTCAATAACATAAGGAAAACCGTTCGCCGGAAGATGGGAACCGATATTTACGCTTCGGCGGCAGACTCAAATAGCTTCCTTGGGCTTGGGAATTTATTTAGCACAACCACATCGACCGCTTATGGAGCTATTGCGGAAGACGATATGGCCAACTGGAAGGCGAATGTAATAACCACGGCAGGGGCGATTTCTTTTAAGGCGTTGCAAACAATGAGGAGAACGCCGAATATCGGGCAGAACAATACCGACAAGCCCAACCTGTATGTCACCACGGACACCCTTAAGGATGGGTTTGAGCGAACGCTACAGCTACAGGCCAGGTATAAAGATGTTGGGTTGGTAAATGCCGGGTTTGCAAACATCATGTTCGATAGCGCTCCCATAGTCGCAGACGACAAGCAAACTTCCGGGTATTGCGATGGGTTAAACCTTATGTATCTTTCGGTTAAAACCCACAAAAAATATCAGTTCACCAAACCCAAATGGGAATACGACAAAGAACAGCCGGATAGTCTTGTGGCTAACATTCGTTGGATTGGGCAGCTTGTTTGTAAAAACAGGAAAGCACACGTCCGGCACACAAACTTGACCGAGCCTTCATAAACCCTGTTCCCTTTAGATAGGGATGTAATAGAGGTAAAAATTATGATTAGTGGAAATGTAGTTTCATTGGAAATCCTGGGGAAGTCCAGTGGCACAGTAGATCACTACTGCACTGCGCCGTTTAGAAGCACGTTGCGGGATGTTCGGGCAAGATGCCACGTTGACCCTGGGGATGCCGACACTTTAACCGTGTCTTATGGTTCGTATACTCTTGGAGTGGCTACCTTCAGCTCTTCCATCTCTGCGGGTGATGCCGCTACCTGGGTGGAAGATACTTCGTCCGGCAATACGGTTATTGCTGCCGGGGGGAAGATTAAGGTTCAAGCCTCCGAACTTGCCGCAGTGGGTACGGGGTCAACCGTCCATGTTGATCTTGAGTTTGACCCTCACGCAGCGACTAAGGATAACTTTGCATAAGCGTTTTGGTGGTAGGGGCTTGTTCCCTACCACCGGAAAGGTAAATTAGTGAATATAACTGAAATGGACATCCTTGGGCCGATCAGGAGGCCGATCAGGGACGGACTGTTAGAAGTTACAAGTGATGAAAAAATAAAGTTTTTGGGACAGGTAGAACCGCAAGAGGCTTTCATCCTCCATAAAAACGCAGAGTGGCACAGGTGTTATATGTGGCATGGTATATGGTTTACGTATTATAATATCATCCCAAGCCCATGCCATGAGTGTTTTAAGGTTGTGGTGCGACCAAGAAATCTCGATGAACTGTTCGCTCTCTATACCCTACAGCAAAAGTTAGACTTGCCAAGTAAATGCGGGATTGAACCGAGAGACACTGTAGATTCTTTGTACGGTGGTTATTTCTATAATGATGGCCTTGCAATGGGCAGGGAATGTTACCACATAGTGAGGCAAGCGGTTTCCGAAGACATCTCCACAGAGGTTGACGTGTATCTTAAAAAGTCATGCACTGAGTTTGAGCTTGAGTTCGGGGACAGCGACAAGTGGGAGATAACGCCTGAACAGGCTCGCCTTGAAGAGAGACTAAACGAGGCTTTTATTGCTCCACAGCTTGATGGAGTGCCAAAGCCTCTAAGAAGAGCGAGGAATGTAAACATTTGGATTCATTGGGCGGCGGCAAGGGGGGATAAAACCTACCTGAACTATGTTGATAAGCCTTTATATCCGCCGCCGATTACTTATCACGAGGAAAGGGAATGACTGAAGCTGAGATAATAACAATCATTCGTAGAGAGATAAAAGAAATTCGGGCGACTTCTGTAAATGATACTATGATTACCGCCACTATATTAAGGGGTGTTACCCTCCTGGGGCTGGCAATAAAAAAAGTGGCCCCTTCCTTTTTTAATAAGCGGATTTCCCTTTCTTCAAATACACATATTTTCTCGTGGCCCTCTGATTGTGCGTCCATTTTGAATGTATGGGATATGGAAGACAATGCCGGGGACATAACCGGAGCGACTAACGCTACCCCGATTGTCATAACCGAAACAGCGCATGAAAGATCATCTGACGAAATAACGGTTGTTCATAGTGTGGCAGGCAATACAGCAGCCAACGGGACTTGGAAAATAACTTATGTAGACGCAGACTCCTACAGCTTAAATAGTTCGGTGGGGACTGCGGCATATACTTCCGGGGGGAAGGCATATAAAGAACCAAGCGATACCGTTAAGATTCACCGTGCTCCCCTTGCTTTTACAACACAAGAAAATGATCGTTTGTGGTATCCAAGGGAGAGGAACATTGTTATTGATGATCCAGATTTTACCTACGACTTGATTGTTGATTATGTTGGAATGCCTGATGCTGTAACCGATATTCCTGCGGAGTATCATGAGGGGCTTGTTGCCTTTGGTGTAATTAAATTAATTCACATACCGCCAAGCGACTCAAAGAACTTTAATGGATTGTCCTCTTCTCTCAGAATTAATTCTGAAATATGGTTATCAATTCTTTCGCAAATAGAAGGGGGGTTGCTCCCATCAAATGAACCTTTTAATTTACCGGATACGGACAATTAAGGAGACATTAACACCAAACGTCACCAACGCCGGGAATTCAAAGGGTGGAGTCATAGAGCTGACCTTAATTCAGGGTTAAACAATGAAGAAATACATTTACACCATCATCTTTTTGCTTTTCTTGATTGGCCATACAGTATGTGCCGGGACTCTCCAAACCTCAAAAACCCTTGCCAGCACGATTATTACCAACGCAAGGTACATCCTCAATGACACCTCCTCAGACACTTCAAAGCGGTTTTGGAGTGATGCAGAGCTTCTTGTCTGGCTGAACTATGGCCTTTTAGATATTGTGGCAAGAACACGATGCCTTGAGGCCACAGAAGACATTTACTTAGTAGAAACCCAACTTGAGTACCCTTTGAGGGCTGACTACCTCATAATAACTTCAGTTGCCTACGAAACCTCCTCAACTACGTTCAAGGGGTTGAAGAAGATTGAATATAAAGACGTTGGGCAAAACCTAATGTCTTTAAGCACAACAAATGAACCAGTTGGGTGGGCCGAGTGGGACGGAAAGATTGCTATTTCACCATTACCACGGGCAAACGTCATAGGCGACACTGTAAAAGTACACTTCATAGACAAGCCTGAAAATATATTATCCACTGAGAATATCCCACTTCCGGCAATTTACGACAGAGCGTTGACCCTGTTTATCATTGCAAAGTCGCAGGTAAAGGCGCGAAGGTTTAATAAATCAGGACAACTTATGTCTCAATATGTTTCTGAGCTTGACAGGTATCGCATGGACTTCGGAGACAAACCAAAAGAGGATTAAAAATGAAACGACTGGCTCTATTTTTACTTATTCTTTTATGCCCAACGCTTTTGTTTGCTGCGGATGCTGAAATAATAAACCTGGGAGAACTAACGTCCCCTGCCTCAAATGATGTTATCCCGATTGTAGACGTTTCCTTGACCCCTGACACAACAATGAAGGTAGAGGTGTCAAACCTTGTAGCCTTGACATACTTTGCGGATTCAGCGGAGGCGGATCAAGGAGTTGTAGGATCGGGGCGCAGCGTTAAAGACCTTGTTGACGCTATAGGGAGTAATGAGGCTACGATTATGCTCTCTCATCATGGGAGTGCTACAACAGATTATACTTTCGGAACGAACGAAACCATCCCCTTAAATATTACCCTTATGGTACAGAAGGGGGCGAGGATAGCCGTTTCTACCGGAATAACACTTACGGTTTATTCTCCTGAACATATAGCCGCAGGTCGCAGGCAGGAAATATATACACTAACAGGAACAGGCAAAGTCGCTTTTACGGTGGGTGGGACTGTCTACCCGGAACATTGGGGGGCGAACACGACTCCAGGCACAACCGATATGACCGCAGAGTTCACAGCGGCGCAAACAAGCCTTCCTCTTTGGTCAGGGGCTACAATCCGTAGGCTTGGTAAGTTGCATATCCCTACAGGAACATACGTAATTAACGATTGGAATCCTCTTGACGGTGTGGATATTGAAGGGGAAAGCATTGACGGAACCGTATTAAAGGGGACAACAAGTCATATTATTAAAATTCTTACTACACGGGCAAATGCATGGAAATACGTTACTGTCTCAAACCTAACCTTCCAGCCATACGACTCCGGTACGTATGCGGCGATATTCACTGAAGCCTCCGGCAAAGCAGTTGCGAATGTTGATTTTTTCCGATGCAGATTTAATGCCCCTGGCAAATACGGATGTTACGGTTATTTCAATATTGTTCGATGGATAGAATGTTATTTTGGGAATACAAATAGCGCTCAAAAGTTAATCTCTGGAATATATCTAGGAGGCGCAGGGTCAGCGAACCATAAAAATACAATACGAAGCAATACCTTTTATTATATGTCAGGGGCGGCTATTGATATGCAGGGAGTCGCCGGGGTATATTGCCAAAACAATGTAATTGATGATAATATCTTTGAACAGCTAGACGATAAAGCGATACACTTGAATTACGCCTGGGGTACGAAAATAATACATAACTATTTTGAGCAATTAAACAAAGTAACTAACTCGGAAAATTGTGTAATCTACAATGAGACTAATTGTTTAGGCGTTACAAATATAGATAGAAATCATTTCACGGGAACTTCCATAAATTTTACCACAAGCATTGTTAAGGTTCTTGCTGGACAGCAGCCTTATATAACACTCAACTGGAACCAGTTCGGAACACCGTGGAATGGTGTCGAGATGATCGATGATCTTAGCGCTCAATGGCGGTTCTGGTTTTTAGGAAATTACTATACCGGAACACCAACTTTCGGTTCGGACGCTTCGTATGCCTACTACAACAACGATACGGTATCAAATAAAGTTTTTCAGGTTGCAAAGCCTGCAAACGCTACCCTGTTGGCTTGGCAACTATATAATTCCGTTATCACAAACCTTGGGCAAGCCGGGGGCGGAGGTGGCACGATAACTCTTACCTTGCCTACTGCCGCTGAAGGTATGTATTCAGTTTGTTCATTGGCCGAAGTTCCTGGGGTGATTTTCAACATTAAAGCAGGGGCAAACGACAAAATCTACCTTGATGGGACAGCCCTGGACGATGGTGACAAAGTTTCAAACCTCAACGCAACAGCAGCAATAGGGGACAGTATAAGGTTTTGGGCATTTGAAACAGCAAGTGGGGTATATGATTGGTATTTTGAAACAGTCTCAGGCACTTGGGTAGATGGTGGAGCGTAGAAAATTTTATGAGAAAACTAAGACTAATATTGCTATTTGCATTTATGTTAGGCGTTCTCGCCTCTCCCCTCTACGCCACAATCTACTATGTAGACTCGGCAACAGGGAACAATGTGTGGGACGGAAAGGCTCTTTTATTCCCTTGGGAAACTGTTTCTGGTGGTAATGGTGTTAACTTCACTCAAGAAGACCTCATCCATATAAAACAAACCAATGGTTCTTGGAGGGTTTATGGCGCACCTAACCACCAGTCACAAACTACAGCCGCAACGATAATCACCAGGGCAAGATACCTACTTAATGAACCTGCGGCAGTTTTCTTTACAGATGCGGAAATGCTTGTGTGGGTGAACGAAGGGATAGAAGATATTGCGGCAAGGACAAATTGTCTTGAGACAACGGAAACGGACACCCTGGTTGACGATCAGTTGTTTTACGACATTAGTATGGAATATTTGAGTGTGAGTGCCGCAGTATACAGGTTGCCTACCGTGACCTTTAATTTATTACAGGAAAACGGAGACGCACTTCTACAGGAAAACGGAGACAACATCTTAATAGCTCAGTCAACCGCAGCCGGATACAAGGGGCTGGATCGGGGGAGCTATCAAAATGCAGGACACGAGGAAGGTGTGAGTGAACCGACACACTTCTTTGAGTGGCGAGATCAAATAGGCTACTACCCGTTAGCCAATAGCTCAAGCGCAGGCAATACTATTATCGCTTATATCATAGCAAGGCCGTACAGAGTGCCTTCAGACGCAAACATACCATTGCCTGCATTGTATGACGATGCACTCATAATGTATGTTGCGGCACAGGGGTTTTTAAAGGATGGCATGGTATCATATAGTGGAATGTTAATGAAGGAATATCAACAATTATTGGATCGCCTCAGGGTGGACTATTTCACCAGGGGAGCAGACTCCGAAGGGATAACAAGATAATGGGTTGGATTATTGCAAATTGGGAATATTGTTTACTTGGCCTTTACGTAGTTGAGAAGGTGGTAAAGGTCACGCCTGTAAAATGGGATGATATTATAGTGGATGGGGTTAAGGAAATATTGTTTAAGGTTGTGAAAAAGGGGAAGTAATATGAAAGAGCTTACTAACGAAGAGTTAACAACAAACCTTGAAACTCAAAAGCATATTGCTGAAGTGCAAAAGTTAATTGAAAAAATTTGCTGTGCCTTGAGGTGTAGGGGGGTTGATCACGACAGGTCAAAAACCGAGTTTCCCGAAGTTAGTATTTTCTCTGAGTATACTTCAAAATTAAAGCATACTACTTACGGGAGTGCCGAATATAAGGAACATTTAAAGAATATGCGACCAGCGCTTGACCACCACTACCAAAACAATAGACATCACCCCGATGTTTTAGGCTTAGAGAATATGAACCTTGTTGATATTGTCGAAATGGTGTGTGATTGGAAGGCGGCAACTCTCAGGCATGAAGACGGATGCTTTGTTACTTCGGTAGAACATAACGGGACAAGGTTCACGCTTGGGAAAGAGCTTACACAAATTATAATGAACACTAAAGACTTGCTTGAGTGAGGAAGTAAGAAATGCCGTTGAGAAAAGGACCATTCAAAGGGTTTGATCCAGAGGGTGAAGATTACGACTATGAAACAGCCAAGCGGCATGGCATAAAGCCTGACAAAACAGGACACTGGCCTAGCAGGGAACCGACAACGGGCATGATTTTAAAAGGCCGGAAGCACAAAACATGGCATTTAACAAAAAAAGGTGAAGAAGGCGTTGGCAATACGATAATTAAACGTAAAGGGAGATATTATTCTGTACCAACCTTAAGGTCTCCTGGGTTAAGGCGGTTTTAATGCGAAGAATCTTTCTACTTATATCTTTCATTCTAATACTGGCTCTGTGTCCCCTCTTGTCTCACTCCCAAGAAGCAGGGGGAGACACACAACTATTGCAGCACAATGTGAACTTCTCCGGCAAGTGGGACCCTACCCATGACCCACTCATAGTAAAGCCGGGGGATTTTTCAGACATTCAGAATCTTCGATACCGTGACCAGGGGTTAAAAGGCGTATCCGGTTTTTCAAAGATTAACAGCACAGCACTTACTACTTACCTTAAAATACACAACGGATTTCACTTCACGAAAGATCAGCCCTCGGAAAGCCATGTTCTTGTGCAGGCGTATAACTCAGGCTTAACCGCTTCTCAGGTTTTGCAGAATGAAACAGCTATCCCTTCAGCCGGGGACTTTGCGGCGACAGCCCTTCATACGGACGCTACGGGGGCAGGGATCGGTTTATTTTCTATTGCGCCAGAGGCCAACGTCACGTATTGCAACGGCGCAGAGTCTATGATATGGGGCGGAGACGAGCTAAAAGTATCTTCTTTCATTAACTATGCACCTGACGACTCTTTCTCCTATGATTATTCCGAACAACTATCTAACTCGTTGTCAGACAGCGAAAATGAAGCGACTATTCATACTGTTTCAGGGGCGGGAATAGACGCAAATGTTATGCTACTGCTTCACCTGGAGAATAACGTAACGGACGCAACTTCCTCACATACTGTTACCAACGTAGCGTCTAAGGTAACTTTCAGCACCACATATAAAGCTATGGGGTCATATGGAGCTGTTTTTAACGACACAGATGCCTATTTGACCATTCCAGATCATGCCGATTTTGATTTTTCCGCAGGGGCCTTCACTATAGATGCTCAAATTTACTGTGACGCCCTTGATAGTGTTGAGCCTATATATTACCAGGAAACAGCAGGGACAGGCAATGACTGGGCGAAACTTTGGGTTACGTCAAGCGGAAGTGTAAGGTTTGATGTAACAGTTGACAATGTTGGGTCGCCGTTCACAGAGGTTTCGATCTCCACAGACACGGGCGTTATTACAACGGGGTCATGGTTTCATATTGAGTTGGTTGAAAATAGTAACAATTGGTATATCTTTGTAAACGGCATACAAAGGGCATACTTATCAGACTCGGACAGGTGTGCTGATTATACTGGTGTTGTTGAGATAGGGCATGAAGGCACGGATTTTTTCGATGGCGCAATGGACGAATTTAGGGTGTCAAGTTCAGCAAGGCACACGGAAGGTTTTGACCCGCCGGCACTCCCATATTCCACCTCGACAACAGAGGCATATTTTTATATAGGAAGCCCAAGGCCACTTGAGGGGTTTAAAATATATGTTGACACGGCGAATACGTCCACAAGCACAATGTCGGTTCATTATTGGTCTGGTTCGACATGGGTGGAGGTATCAAGCCTTTCAGACGGAACAAGCAGTGGTGGGAAAAGTCTGGCACAGGATGGGAGCGTTACCTTTACCAGCACGGACGGTTCGGCTAAAGTAAAGTATATTGAGGGCCAGTCGCTTTATTTTTATCGGGTTGCGGTTAGCGCGGTCGCCGCAAGTAAAAAACTTGATTATGTCACCCTCGATGCTCCGTGGCAGAGTATTAAAAATGTATGGTCGGGAAGGGAAAGCGTGGTGGCGGCATTTAAGAAGTATGACAATAGCACGTATTCAGATTACACCCTTGAAGTAAACGATGATAGCGTCTCAACCTTTGCGGTTTTGGACAGCCTTGGGACTGCGGATCACCTATTGTTAGGCTTCGTCAATCCACAGCAGGGGTTTGATCTTAATTTTATCGGCGAACACGAGAACAACAATAACTGCATTCTCTCTGCGTATTATTATGACGGAGATGATTGGGTATTAATGCCTGTTTTTAAAGACGATACTGTGGAAGGGTCAAAGAGTTTTGCTAAAAGCGGAACTATCACGTTTCCACCGATAGGATTTAACGTGGAATTCCCACAAACAATAGACGGAGACGGGCCGTTTTATTATTATAAATTCGATTGGACAAACAGCTTAAGTGGCGAGGTTGAAATTTACCTTGTGTCGGGGATTGAATACCCGGACACAATACAGCCATATAACGTGTCGCTTGCATTCCAAAACAGAACGCTTTTATGTGGACGAGAGGGGGGGCCTTCGGAAGTACGAATCTCCGCTTCCGGCAAGGCTGATGTTTTTAACGGGCCGGACTCGACAATTCTTAATGTAAGTTCTGGTGAAATTATAGCAGGCAAGAGTTTATATAATAGGCTCGGGTCGTCCATATATAATGTGGCCGTGTTGTGTACCCAAGACGAGACTCACGTTCTTGATGGCTACGCAGTGACTGGAACAGGACAGTTTACGCAAAAGCAGGTAAGTAGCACCATAGGGTGTATTGCTCCCAAAACAATGGCCTCCGGGGAAGTTGGGTATATTGGGAGTGTATCAAAGAATGTTCTTTTCTGGTTGTCTTATGGTGGCCCGGTCATGTTCGACTTAACCGCTCTTGTCCCGGTAAAAGGAGTAGAACCATACTTTGACACCAACGACTCTCTTTGTATTGATTACACATACGCAGACAGGGCCATAGGCTTCTTTGACGAACAAAACAAAGAATACAACCTTTTAATCCCTTCAGGAAGTGGACAAACGGCTAACAACGTATGGTTAATCTATGATATAATGCGGAACAGGTGGACGAAGAAAGTACCTGGGGCATATCCACAAAGTGGTTTCCCGGTAAAAGACACATACGGACAGCAGCACACATATCTTGGCCTTGACACAGGCTATCTTGAGCGCAATGAAAATGGGAATGATTTTGATGGCACGACCATTGCTCAAAGCGTTACTTTCTCGGAAATCCTTCCCTCCGGGTCTCTCTGGGAAGAAGCAAGGCTAGACTATATGAAGTTTATTTGCGAGTCTAAGGGCGATAGTGATGATGATATTTCCGCTTACCACAGAACCGATGGGGATACAAGTTGGACAAGTTTAACGGATATACCCATGTATGCTTCAGGGAAGCGCATTTCACACCATACCCAACGATTAAATAAAATTGGTATAGGACATCAATTCAAGTTTGAAATCTCAACAGATGACGTTACAGATGGGTTTGAACCTCTATCGGCGAGTTTTTTATATCATGTCGAAAGGCTTGACGTAGTTCAGGGGGCGAGAAAATAATGACAATGTTTAAAAACTTTTTAAGAGATGTCTACAAACCAATGCAATTACAGGCCCAAGCACGGGGGATGAAACCCGGCGATGTTGATATATCAGGCGCATTCAATGATTACATTGGGCGTAAATCAATGGAGCGTGTCGGCGCAGAAAACAGAAAGGCACGGTTTGGGCTTGCCAGGGAACGCCTTGATTTAGCAAAAGACCAGTTCTCTAAAGAAAAGAAGGTTGCTCCCTGGGCCACAGGTTTGAGTGTCGGCAATCTTGCATTGCAGGGGATTCAAGGGCTTCAGGAGCGGGACGCTCTTAATCTAAGGCGAAAGAAATTTGATGCTTTTTTAGAAAATTACGGGAGCGGATTAAGGAGATAGCCAATGCCTTACAATTACACAGGATTAACAAGAAACAGGTCTCCTCGGCTTGCAAGCGTTAAGGGCAGGCAAGATTTCAGCCGTATGCTACGAAGCTATATGACCGCACAGTTTCCGGCATTAAGGGCTTCAAAAGCTGCGGATGAAGAACAGAGACTACGAGAAGAATCCTTTGACCTTGAGAAAGACCGACTCGCTGAAGAGGAAAGACAGGGGAAGATAAGCACAGGATTGTCGGCGGCAAGTACCGGATTAACCACAGCTATGGCATTAAAGTCAGGAGCAGGAGCAGCAGGAGCAGGAGCAGGAGCAGCCCCCGTAGCAGGAGCAGGAGCAGGAGCAGGAGGAGCAGGAGCAGCAGGAGCAGGGGCAGGGAGCATGGCCCCCGCATCAAGTGGCGGCCTTTCAAGTGCGGGACCGTGGGGGCTCTTGGCGGCGGCCATTATTTCCAATGAATCCTATGCTAGGGGAAAAGGGTATCGGTCAAAAAACGATAAGCAGTACGCTAAAGACCTTTTTAGTGGTGAAGTTTTCCATCAAGATATGGAAAAAAGGTGGCTGCCAAAGCTTGGGATTAAGGAGGGCTCTGCGGCAAATAAGATTGGCTCTATTGCGTTAAACCCATTTGGCGGAGTAACCTTAGACCCCAAGAAAACCCTTGATAGAACAAAAAAAGCAGTAAAGGCAATCACGGGGTGGAGTTGGTAGAAGGAGTGTCAAAATGGCAGACTATACACGGCCAATAAGAGAAGAGTTAGCAAGGGCGGGTGGAATTCTTGAAAGAGGATTAACCCGTAAAAGTCAACACGCATTGGCAGATAAAGAGCTTGATTTCGCCCAAAAGGTACGCATGACCGGGTTAGGCATGGAAAAAGAACGCCTGGACATTGCAAGGAAGGGGGCTGAGTCGGCCAGGAAAACGGCGGGGTTACAAAGAACTAAACTTCGACAGGACATTAAGGCTAAAGAAGATGCTATTGCATTGGCAAGAAGCTATGTTCCCGATGAAATAGTAAAGATGCTTGAGAAGGCTTCCGGTGTTACGATGAAAGCCGACCTTGATACTATTGCGGAACTTACAAACGAAGATGTGGCCAGTGGGCTTCTTGGGAATCTCCCGCCTGATAGGACGACAGTCAACGATGATGGTACGGTTAGTCATAAAATAACAACAGAGAACTTTCTTAAAAACCTTGGGATTATCACCCAGATTAAAAAAACATTCGACAAAGACTCTGAGATTCAATTTCTTAAACCAAGTAAATCCGGTGAATATGTTTTGTGGTTCAAAGACGGGACAAAGCAGAGGACAGGGGTTTTCGCTCAGATAGATACAGCAAAAACGGGCAAGGACACACCAGCGCAAAAGCGAGACAAGAAAAAGTTCGATTCCCTTGTTAATTATGAACTCTTCCTGCGAAAAAAACTCACAGGAAAAGATATGTACGGCAATCCCCAGCTATCAAAAGAAGACCGTCCTGGGGTAATGAAAGAACTTGAAGAGGTGGGTCGTCAGATTAAAAATTGGGACAAGCCGAAACCGAAGAGGGGAACGCTTGACCAGGAATTCCGGGAAGCTACCGGGAAAAAGCCACAGATGAACCCAGTTAACAGAAAAAGGAAAAAGACTGATTGGCGAACGTATGCCGTTGAGTAAAGGAAAACCATAATGCCGGATTCAATCGTTCAAGGGTTTTTTAAAGACAAAGAATTTGCAGACCTTCCCCATGAAAAAAAATCTGCGATTATCGGAAATTATTTTTCCCGTGAATATGGTGATGATGAATTTTTTTCACTCCCTGCAGAGCGTCAAACATCCATTACAAACAAGTTCATATCGGAACACTTAGAAGAAGATGCTCCCTTTACAGAAGAACAATTTCAAGCCGGGGAGAAGGCGTTTAAGGAGACCAGAAAAGAGCCAGGGTTAGGCCTTAGTTCGACTCCCACATGGGGGCAAGTAATAGGGCAAACCTTAACAGCCGGGGTTGCAAATGTAGACGCAAGCCTTTTCCGGTCGGCAAAAGATATTTATAATGCGTCAAGAAATCTTCTCCCTGGAGAGGCCGTTAAGAAACTTTTAGGAGTACAATATCACCCAGAGATAGATGAATCCGTAAACAAAGCATTTGATGCAGGTATTAAGTGGGCACAAGATATTTCCGAACAACAAAGCATATCAGAAGACCTTGACCCACTCCCCTGGTATCATCCTAAGAAGATTACAGGAACAGGACTGGAAGCAATGCCTCAGATTGCGACTGTGGTTGCAGGGGCGTTATCTGGTGGTACGCTTGCAGCTTCAACTGCTCTTGGCCTTATCGCTTATGGTGGAGCGGCAGAGGAAGCAAAATCCGAAGGGGCTAATCAGGTACAACAGGTATTACATGGGATCACGGCTGCGGAATGGGAAGTGATAACTGAGTTACCAGTTTTTAAGGCTGTAGGCAACGTATGGAAGACACTGAAAGGGGCCAAGGTTGCTGATGATGTAGCACAAGACTTCTCCAAAAGGCTTCTTAAAGGTCTTGGATTTTATTCGGCAGGCGTAGCGGGAGAGGCCGGGCAAGAAGCCCTTTCATACGCAGGGGGGCAAGTATCAAAGCAAATTTTTTATGACCCGGAAGCGGAAATCTCCCTTAAAGACGCACTTAAGTCGGCATATGGCGGATTTGCTATGGCGCTTATGACTGGCCTTTTTGGTGCGCCGATGGGCGTTGCCCGGCTTGCAAGTGGCGGGAAACAAGAAATAGACTACAAAGACGAAGCTCCTCCGGGTGCGGAAGACCCAAGGCCCAAAATTGTACTCGATGAACTAAAAGCAGGGCTGGAAAGCGGAAAGCTTACAAAAGAACAGGTTGCTGGATGGGCAAAGAGTGAAGATGCCGTTAGCATGGGTATTACAGATCAGATTAACGAGCTACTTATTGATAAAGAAGCTGAGGGGCCACTTGTACCGGACTTCGATACCATAGAGAAGGGCATTGAGCTTAAGCCCCAGCCAATGCCCGAAGACCCTCGCATAGTTGGGCCAAAGTTAGCCGATCTTGACAGGCTTGTTAGGGAATCGGTTGAGGGTAAGTATGTTCAGCCGAAGAAAGAGGAACAGCCTGAAAGCGAAGTTCAAAAAATAGGGAGAGAGCTTGAGGAGACACGAGCGAGAATTGCCGAACAAAAGAAGCTCCTTAAGCCACAGCTTGAACGGGAGCGTGGAGCCAGGATCGGCATGCAATCAGAGTTGCTAAAACAGCAGCTTGAGATTGAGAGGGGAGCGCAGGTTACACCGGAAGAGAAAGAGCAACTTCCCGCGCTTCCTAAAGGCCAGGGTGTTGAGTTGGTTGAACCTACAGTTGAACCTGAGACTATTTTGAGGAAGAAGCAGAAAAGCACATTAAGGGAAGATAATGCCGAAGATGTAACCGCAAAACCCCAACCGGAAGAAGAAAAGACTATCCCCACTAAAATAATTGAATTGACGCTAGATCAAAGTGCGGCAAATGTGCCCGATATTAATCTTGATTCAGAAGAGATTTCTGGAGCGATGCTTATTTATGGTGTCCTTCACAAACACCTTTCCAGACACATAGACACCCTTGCCGGGAAAACAAGGTTCACCTCTAAAGATAGCTTGCCTGCCATAACTAAAATAATTAATAAAAACATTAATTTTTATGTTCGCAAGTGGGAAAGCAAAGAAGAAAGGCAAGGAGCAATTAAAGCCTTTAATTATTTAAAAACTAAGTATGCAGAGATTACAAAACCCCAACCAGAGCAAACTCACCCCAAAGCTATCAACCTTAATCTAACAAAAGAAGAACAAGCTGTTCTTGACAAAATAAGCGAGGCTAAAAATATTTCAAAGATTGAAATACTGCCAATTAAATTAAAAAGTGGCAAAGATGCGTTTACAATAGCCGAAACCAAAAAAGATGGCACTGTCGTTGAAGGCCATAAAAATGTAAAAGCAGAATTTTTAAAGAGAATGCTTAGAAAGTGGGTGCGAGCAAAAATAGACCCCAACGACCCAAACTCCTTAAGATGGATTGACATAACAAAAGAGACTCAACCCACGGCTGTCGAGGATGCCACAGAATCAACGAAAGACGTTGAGCCTATACCTGGGGTTGGGGGCGAAGATGTTCCAACGGCAAAAAGTGGAAACGTCGGGGTAAACATCTTCGGCAACGATGTTTATGAAGACGAGGGTGGACGGTATGTGATAGAGCGTTCAGGAGAAACAGACTTCAAGTCTCGTGCTACAAGACAGTTAGGGGCGAAGGGTGAAAAAATACCGTCCTCCTCTGCTCAGTCTTTGTATATGCAAGGGAACAAGACATATCTTACGAAGGAAGAGCTTGACGCATTTGAAGGCAAGGATGCTCGTTCCTCCAAACAGGACAAGCCGACCAAAGAAGCAAAGGTATACGGTGAATCAAATAAGGTTTTCACAAAAGACGCAGCAGACAAAGCAAGGGAGCTTTTAAGGAAAAAATTAAATCAGGTGAATGTTGGGATTGATCCCGAAATTGTCCAAGCAGGCATTCAGCTTGCAGGCTATCATATAGAAGCCGGAGCAAGAAGTTTTTCCGACTACACAAAGTCTATGGTGGAAGACCTTGGAGAAATCGTTCGCCCATATTTAAGAGGGTGGTATGAAGCGGTAAGGCTCTATCCTGGGTTTGACGCAACAGGCATGACGAATTATGAAGATATACCATTGACAAAGGACACTCAAGAGGTTATCTTAAAAGAAGAAGAGGAGGTGCAGGATGAAACAGTACGCCGAGCAAGTACAGGAACACCTGAAGGAAAACGAGCCGGAGAGATTCAACCTGCTAAAGAAGCAAGGGGCGCTGACGAGGTTTTGCCGACACAGGGCAGACCAGGCAGTGAAGGAGAAAGAAAGCCTGCTAAGAGCAGGGTGGCTGGACTACGAAGCGGAGGAAGTCGTAGTAAGGGACCTTCTGACTATACCATAACTTCAGACGATCACCTGGGGCAGGGTGGTCAAAAGCAAAAATTCCATGACAATATTGAAGCGATCCGCCTATTAGAAAAGATCGGAGATCGGCAAGCCACTCCTGAAGAACAATCAATTCTCGTAAAGTATGTTGGGTGGGGTGGCATTCCTCAAGCCTTTTACCAACCAGGAGGGCGTGTATCTTCCGGGTGGGAGACTGAAGCAAAAGAGTTAAAGGGTCTACTCTCAAACGCCGACTATAACCCTGCTCGCCGATCTACACAAGACGCTCATTACACAAACCAAACAATCATTGACGGTATCTATAAAGGTCTGGCAAGGTTAGGATTTACACGAGGGGGGAAAATACTTGAACCCTCCGTAGGTACTGGCAACTTTATAGGCTTAATGCCAACCAAAATTAGAAACGCCTCGCAGATTACAGGGATTGAACTTGATCCCCTTACCTCGACTATCGCAACAAAACTCTATCCCAAACAAAATATCGTTCATTCAGGCTTTGAGAATGTGTCTCTTACGCCTAATTCTTATGATGCCGCCATCGGGAACCCTCCTTTTGGTTCGCAATCATTGTTTGACGCAGAGAACAGGGCATTGAAAAAGTTTTCAATCCATAACTTCTTCTTTGCAAAAAGCATCCTTGCTTTACGTCCGAATGGCGTGCTTGCAATGGTTGTATCGTCAAGCATGATGGATAAAATAGGCGATACTCAGCGCACATGGATTAGGCAAAAGGCTGAACTTCTTGGGGCTATCCGCTTGCCAAACAACGTATTTAGGAAAACAGCAGGAACAGATGTAACAACAGACATTATTTTTCTAAGAAAACGTGAAAAGGGAGAGAAGGTAACGGGGCATAAGTGGCAAGGGGTGAAAGAAGTCCCCGGGGAAAATAACCGTTGGAGGATAAACGAATACTTTGCAGCCAATCCTCACATGATGTTAGGGACATTAGCCCCTAATAAGTTGTTTCCAGGAGAAATCGTTAAGGGTCTCTATAACGCTGTCCCTGGTTTGATTGCAAATGAAGGGGTTGATATAGCGGCTGCGCTTGAAGAAGCGATAGGGAATTTGCCGCAAAACGTATTTGTGGAAGGCCAAACAATAGAAGAAGTGCAGCAGGCAGATATATTGGTTTCTAAGCCTGGGGTTGCACGACCGTATGGATACGCCCTTGATGATGAAGGTAGGGCAGTCAGGCGGCTTCCTGATAAAAACGGGGAACAAAGATATGAATTAGCTTTGTACGGAGGCGAACCCGTTACCGGACAAAGATTAGAACGATTCAAGGGGTTACTCGGCTTGCGTGAGGCTATTCGCAAGTTAATTACGGCTGAAGTGGCGGACGATCCCAAAATGAAGGAATATCGGAAATTTCTTAACTCTAAGTATGATCTGTTTGTCAAGAAATTTGGGTATATTTCAAGTCAAATAAACTCGCAAGTTTTGGCTAACGATCCAACAGACCTGCCCTTATTAAGATCACTTGAAACGGATTATGATAAAGGTATTTCAAAAGCTGTCTCAAAGACAACGGGTAAAGACCAACGCCCTCCAAGCGCAAAGAAAGCAACCATATTTACAAAGCGAGTAAGAGTGCCGTACAGAGAAGCTAAAACCGCAGAAAACGCCAAAGATGGTTTAGCTATTGTATTAAGAGAGGATGGGTATATAAGCATACCTCGCATATCTGAGCTTGTCGGCAAGTCGGAAGAGGATATTGAGAAAGACTTAAGGGGTGTGATTTATAAAAATCCAGAATCGGAGATATGGGAAACTGCGTCAGTTTACTTGTCCGGCAATGTGAAACAAAAGTTGCGGGAAGCAAAGCAAGCGGCGGTTGAGAACGCCGAATTTGCCAGCAATGTTGAAGAGCTAGAGAAGGTACAACCTAAAGATGTTCCGGCAGAACTCATCTCTTTTAGAGTTGGTGCGACATGGCTCCCATCCGACATATATGAAAACTTTGCTTCCGAAATATTAAACAGTCCCATGTCTATTCAGCACTTGACGGAAGTAGGGAAATGGATTACCCAAATAAGGAGCACAGGGGCTTCGGAATATGATACAGGGCGGTTATCCGCAGCCCAACTATTTGAGAAAATGATTACCGGGAGACCTATTGCGCTTTACACAAGAGATGACAATGACAACCGGGTTTTAGATAGAGAGTCCACAGAAGAAGCCAACGCAAAAGCAAAACAAATAGATTCGAGGTTTCAAGAATGGGCATTGTTTCATCCAACACATAGAGAGACGATTACGCAATCTTTCAACGATAATGTCAATACCACAGTTGAGCCGACATTTGACGGTTCTCACATGATCTTCCCCGGAATGGGGGTTATTAACGCAAACGTAGAGAGAGACAACCAGTTGAGGCCACACCAGGGAAATGCAGTATGGCGGTTGATACAGCAAGGTAAAGGGCTTTTAGATCATGTGGTGGGGTCAGGTAAGACTTATGTCGCCATAGCCACAGGGCTTGAGTTGAAGCGCATGGGCCTTCTTAAAAAACCAATGTATGTTGTCCCTAATCATTTAGTGGCGCAATGGACGAAAGACTTTCAAACACTCTATCCGGGGTCAAATGTATTGGCCATCGGAAAGAAAGATTTTTCCAAGAAAAACCGTCAAGAGTTTCTGGCTCGCATAGCGACTGGTGAATGGGATGCGGTTTTGATTGCACATTCATCTTTTGGTTTTATTAAAACTCCGGTTGATTATACAGTAGGTTTCTATCAGGAACAAATTAGCCAACTAGAGGAAGCCATAGTTGTGATGAGAGAGACCGAAGGGAGAAGATCGTTCACCGTTAAAAACATGGAAAACGCCAAAGACAGGTTAGAGACAAAGATGCGAACCCTTGCGGGTTCCGTCAAAGAAGATGTTGTGGATTTTTCGGAGCTTGGTGTTGACGGATTGTTTATAGATGAAGCCCACGAGTTTAAAAACCTGTTTTACACAACGACAAAATCGAGAGTCGCCGGGCTTGGGAATCCCACGGGGTCGCAAAAAGCGTTCGATATGTTTGTTAAGACTCAATACATTCAAGAAAAAAACAATAACAAAGGAGTCTTTTTCTTAACGGGCACTCCGGTTTCAAATTCAATCTCCGAAATGTTTACCATGATGAGGTACTTATCTTATGGGAAATTAAAAGAACTTGGGATGGCTCATTTTGACCAATGGGCAAATACTTTTGCATCTACGGAATCCGATTGGGAGGTTGACCCTACCGGAACAAGGTATAGACTGCAAGCAAAACTTGAGTTTATTAACCTGCCGGGGATGTTAAGTCTTTATAAGTCTTTTGCCGACATTATTTCAAATGAAAACCTGAAAGAAATGTCAAAAGAATCCGGCAAAAGATGGCCAATTCCAGAAATAGAGGGGGGTAAGCCTGAACTGGTTGTTGCTGAAAGATCAGATCTGCAAAAAAACTTTTCTGAATGGATTATAAACAGGTTTGACAATATGCCTTCCGATCCAAGAATCGACAATCCTCTCAAGGCGACAGGCGAAGCAATGAAGGCTGCCCTTGACATACGATTGATACACCCTGATTTACCGGATCACCCTGGGTCTAAGGTAAATCTTGCTGTTAAAAATATATTCGATATTTATAAAGAGTGGGGGCCGAAAAAGGGGGCGCAGCTTGTTTTTTGTGACTTGTCTGTGCCTAAAAAGAGTAGAGGTAAACACGCCAAAGAGATCAAAGCCCTTCAAGATGAAAGAAAACGGCTTGAAAGTCTCCTGGAAAAAACACACGATGATGAGAAAACAAAGGAGATCGAAGCGGCTTATGTTAAGGTTTCGGAAAAGTTTGAAAAATACTCCCCTATGGAACTCATAGCGGCAACGTCTAAGTTTTCCGTGTATGACGATGTTAAGAGTAAGTTAATAAAGCAGGGTATCCCAGCCGATCAAATAGCCTTCATTCATGATGCAAACACGGACGCTCAGAAAGACGTACTTTTTGAGAGTGTACGGGCGGGGCGGATTCGTGTTTTAATCGGGTCAACGTCTAAAATGGGCGCAGGAATGAATGTGCAGAATAAACTTGTGGCCCTTCACCATCTTGATGCTCCGTGGAAGCCTTCTGAGCTTGAGCAGAGGGAAGGGCGCATAATAAGGCAGGGGAATGAATTTTTATGCGCCCTTCCCT